CTATAACACGATGAGCAGTACAAAGAAGTTGAGCATATTCCAATATCATCTTTACGCAATGTTTATCAACGTGCATTTCTGCACACTTTTTAGTATCATGATCTAAGTAAAATATATTCATTGTTATATTTATTTAACAAATTTAGAAAAGTCTGGAGGAGTCCATCCTTCAGGTTTCAATACCTTCCCGTCTTCACGTTTTAATACTGTACCAGTAATCTTGTTAATCTTTGCTAGATTAGAACGTTTACCTTCATCCCAAATATCATCGATATCCATTCCTCTTGATTTCATATAACCAATAATCACCCACATCATATCGAAGCAAGCATCAATAATTTCTACTTCATCATTATTCTTGATTGCTTCCTGAAACTCATTATATTCTTCAGTGATTAAATTCTTATATAACTCTGCTTGCTCAGTATTATCTTTAGTTACAGTTTGGTCAGCTGCCATCATAAATGTAATAACATCCCACCATGGCATAATATAAGGATTATTCTTCATATTTGATTACCTCTATTCCACATTTTTTTAAAAAGTCAAACCCAATAACATTCTTTTCTCTATTCAAATAATCTGTCTTATAGTATACCTTAGAAATACCTGCACCGTAAATTAATTTTGCGCAATCTATGCAAGGATTATGGGTCAAAAATAAAACAGAGTCTTTGCCAGACTCTCCGTCTTTTGCCAATTTAAGTATAGCATTCGCCTCAGCATGTATAACCTCTGGCTTGGTTTCCCAAAATCTAATCTCTCCATTTGGCCACCGCATCTCATCTTCACAGTTATTGTCCCAACCAGCAGGAGTTCCGTTATAACCAAGACTAATAATTCTGTTGTTCTTTACTATAACAGCACCCACCTGCAGTTTTCTTGCAGTTGAAAGCTGAGCAGTTTCTTCTGCCAGTTTCATATACAAGTTTATAAATTTATTCTTCATCTTCTTTCCATTCTAGCCAGTTCTCATATTCTTCGTCCAAGCCAGCGTACTCTATCATTTCTTCAGTAACTGATTCCCTCCAGTTCTCATCATGGAAATCATATTCAATATGATTTTGCATTTCATTATAATAGGTTCCAACGAAAGATAATCCTGGCTCATGATATAATGCATCAACTCCCCAGCCATTATTTTCTAGATACTCATATAATTCTATCGGTGGACTCCAAGCACTATCAAACGAAAGCACAATATTATTTTCGTCTTGAACATTAAAGTTGTGTACGCTCACATCCCACTTGGTTCCCCAGTTTTCGATATTCCATGAGTACCATTCTTCATCAGCATGCGATGGTCTTGGATATAGATACTGGAATGGTTCGGGATTTTCTTTATTTAATTCTTCTTCCAAACCTTTTATCTTTTCAGGATCAGGATTCCAAAGCGTAACATCATTAGAGCACCAATTAGGCATAGTTATTTTTCCTTGTATATTCTATTAAAGGTAATTCTAAATTTTTGTTTACGCTCTTCTTCCTCCGCAAGAGTCTGTTTAGTTTTGCCAGCTGTCGTATAAACAGCAATACGTTTTATAGCAGCTACGAAATTCAATTTAGTTAGTATATGTCCCATACCATCAGCAAAGCATAATGTAGGAATCAACAAAATCATAACTAGTATTTTTCTCACTTTACTTTTCCTCAGGCTCGTTTTTAATACTCTTAATAACTTTGTCTACTGTTATAACGATAGCAGCAAATGAAAGTTTATTTGTGATGTGTTTCCAACTACCACTATCAGCAAAAGCGATAGATGGTATTAACAGTAATGCAAATATAAGTTTCTTCATTTTACATTTTCCTTCACAGTTTCTTGAACATTTACCAAACCTTTCTCAAGGAAATTAGTAAAGTTAGTAACGCCAACAGTGGCAATGATAAAACCCAAAATAAACCCAATAATAAATTTCATAATAAACCCCATTATAAATTAACAAAAGTCAATAGCGTACTCATCGCCAATTTTAGAAAACATCATATCAGTGAAAGTTTCAACTTTATTTTTGATATTAATAATATCATCACCAGTAACACCTTCAATAAACAAAGTTCCTTCAAACCACTCAAGAAGGTAAGTAGAGCCATTCATCGCTTCAGCAATAAGAGCATTAACTTTAGTTTCAAAATTTTGGTTAGTAGTAGTAGTCATCATATTTCCTTTCACATTTATTAACTCAATATAATAATTATACGATATTATTGAATTAAAGTAAAGGGTTTTTTAAAAAAAGATACCTAATAAAAACAATAACTTACTTATCTAATTTAGATTTTATATAACTAATTACCTCTTCTGCCTCAAAATATATGGGTTGTTTGTCTATAATTTTGTCTATTCTCCGTGCCTTATACTCCTCCATAATCTCGAAAAAGGGTTGGAGCTCGTCTGGTTCGAGAGTATCCAAGAACTGCTGGAAGGACCTCTGGTCAAGAAACCCCACCAGCTTACACATAATGTCTTCAACTTTCTTGGACAATCTCCTCCTCCTTTTTTACTTTGGGTTCCTTTTTAGGTAGCGGAGGAATAAACCCAGCATCAGATACTAACTTGCGTGTGATCTTTTTATACAGCTTTGGCAGTTTCTGTTCTTTAATAGCAAGAATAATTTTTGCTTCTGATGGGTGAAGAGACTCCAATAAATTAATGAACAACTGCTCACGTTTAATTGGTTTAAGATCTTCACGTAAGAACACATATAGTCTCTTCAATTCAAATAGAAGAGTAGTCGGACTCATAGTGAATGGGGCAGAGTCTTCTTTATATGGAGGGTTCCCCTCAGGAAGAATAAATTTTTTCTCAGGTAAAAATGCATACTCGAAAAAAACTTTTAATGCTGCATTGTTTTTATACTGCTCAATGAGTTTAGGGTTCTCAGATATTTCATCTAAGATTTCTACAATATGTTTCTTCATTTAAAAGTCCTCCAGTTCATCTAATAACAATCTACATTTATTTGCTATGAGATAATTCATAATTGACATCTTGTCGCCTTTAGGTGATTCGTTGTCGTATGTTGTTTGTATTGTTTCTACTATTTCCTCAGGTATATAGTTGAAGTCTACCAGCTTTTGATTACGATGCCAGTTAGTTCTTTCTTCTGATGTCTTACACGCATCAATACCATTCTCAAAAAAATCTGCTAGACGTTTCGCCGTTACAGGTTTTTGTCTAGTGCCAGTTATGAATACATCATCAGCACTTAGAATATTTGGTATACCGTCACCTGAGTCTCCCTTAACAATATGCTCGATCATATACTTTTTGATTTCAGCTGGCTTACCAGTGACCATCTTTTTTTGCATAGGTGACCACTGCTTAACATTGTTATAAACCTGAAGCTGTTTGAAATCTTTATCGCTAGAGATAATCAAGTTCTCCTCATGCTTACCCAGTTCTTGAGTAGACATAACCAATGCGGCAATGATATCATCTGCCTCAGTATTTTCAAAGTGCATAACCTTGTAGGGAAAGTGTTCCTTAATTTCCTCACGGATAGTTGATAGCGTATCAAAGATCAAAGACCAGTTTAAGTCTGAGGCATCACGATGTTTTTTACGCATGGCTTTATAAGGAGAAAACATATCTCGTCTCCAATATTTTTTACCATCGCAACAAACAACTATGTCACCGTAAGTGCTTCCATACTTTTTCTTATACGACTTCAGTGTAGATAAAGTAACGTGCCGTACCAAATCAGTTATTTCTGATTCACTTCCAGCAACTAGTTCTCTCTTGAATGAAAGAATGTTACTCAACGAAACCTGCGAATAGTCTACTAGTATCATATCAAAATGCCTTCAAAATTATACAATCTTTATTTACTCTACCGTTTACTGCGCTCGGTTTAGTCTTTAGTTTTTTAATGCTACTATTCAACCAAGACTTAGTTAGATTACCGAGTATCTCTTGTGGCTTTCGTAGAGTTTTTGCCAGAGATTCTGCAGTTGAATAGTTAAGTAGCGTAGTACCTTTAACTGAGATACCTGAACTATCTGCCGCCACATATCTAAACAACTTCTTATACTTGGTGTTATAGATCCAAACTTCTTTACTGCCAATTATCTTTATAGGATCAACACTGGTAAGTTCATTATCCTCCTTCATATACTGGAGTTTAGAAACTAACTGTAGTGGAGACTTTTGTTTTCTTACTCTTGGCTTTCTATTTGCCTTAGAAGAAACAACACATTGCTCGCATCCATTAATTATATCTTCAATGAACTTCTTAAATTTCTTAAGCTGAGATTTAGTAAAATTAGAATACCCTTCTTCGAGATCTTCGTCATTACCTTCAATAACTTCATTGATTTCTTCTAGATGCTCAGCATAAAACTCAGCAATCTTTTTAGCAACTGGTCCACTAACCTGTTTACCTTGAAGATATGACAGCGTAGAAAACTTTGGTATCTGTTTAGTGGTAATGAACGAATCAATTTGGTAATCTATTTCGTCAGACAAAACAACAGCTGTATCGTATATTCTCTTTTGAATATCGACTTCAACTTTTTTCTCTGGTTGTTTTTCTTCGGTGTTGATATATTTCTGTTTAAGATTATCGATAAGTTCCCGTACTCTAACTTTATCTTCATCAGAAATGTATTGACCTTTGCTCTCATGATAAGAGTATATGGCTATATAACGTAACTCGTAGTCTTTTGCTTTGTTGAAAAGTTTGACTAGAGATGGGTCTTTCTTTTTAAAAATAGTAGTGAGCCATTTCAGGTATTTCTTATTATCTGTGTTCGCATTATGATAATTGAACACCCTCATAAGATCCATCCTGTAGTTCTCTTGGGTAAGAACTGGCTCACTAACTTTAATTGACGTGATTAATTGTTGCTGCTTTACTTTCTTTTTTAACATAGGATAATATCCTCCATAACAATATATAGTTATTATACAGGATAATTGAATTAAAGTAAAGAGTTATTTTCCCACGTAAAAACAGTAGTTTATAGATTCAGATACATCTTTCCAACTAAACTTGGAAATAGAATCAGTCCTAAAGGATCTCCATTCCTGTATACCCTCATCAAAAACTCTTACTGTTTCTGTAGAAGAATCGGTAGTTGTTGTTTTGGGTTTTTTATCTTCGGGGATTCTACTTTCGGCAAGCGTGCACGCCATCTCCCTTTGCGTCCCGTCTTTTTTGGTAAAAACAACGCACAGATCTCGGACTTCTTCATTGTATAATAGCTCCTTTAGAAAGTCTAATTTAAAATCCTCTTGTATCTCAACGGTAGTCATAATATCTCCAATTAATTTTAAACCGTACAACTATTATACATGATCGCAATATTAAAGTAAAATTGGAAGGGGGAAGAACTCCCCCATCCTTAGAATGCTACATTCAGCTTTGCGCTGATTGTGTTGGTAGAAACAAGATCTGTTGAAGCATGACCGTATTCTAACACCAAAGTCTTGTTAGAGATCTGCTTGTTGACTCCAAGATTAAATCTGTTTGTACCATCAGTATCTCTAATAATACCACCTGAGATACTCTTTGTCAAATTAAACTCCATACCAACGGAAGCGTAACGATACTTATCCTCAGCATCGCCCACTGCTCTTGCGCTTTGAATGCTGCCAGTTTCAACGTAACCATCCACGTCAGTAACACCACGTGTATAACCTACGATTGGACGAAGTTTCTCACCGTCACCTGTCCACTGAACTCTAGCATATTTGTCACTACCCTCTGTGATACCTTTGTTGCTAAAGTCGCCAATGACTCTATCAACTTCGTAGTCCATACTGGTAGTTGTTAAACTCAAACGCATAGTACCTGAGGCAATGTACTTCTCAGCATGAATGTTAAACATCATACTGTCTACTGTAACTTTACCACTAGTGTTTTCTGCGCTACCATCTAACTTACCAAAACCTGCACCGAATCCCCAACCACTTTCTAGAGTCTTAGTACCGCCCATAACGATTCCAGTAATGTCACCTGTCATACCATTTAGTGCGTTGTTGTTATTCTTTACAAGTTTAATTCCATCAAAGTCAACACCACGATTAGATAACTGCATCATACTATTGATAGTCTTAATTTGATCGACTCTCCCAACGAGTGGGTCAAGTGTTGTGGTAGTTGATGTAGATGTACCTAAACTACCATCGCTGTAGATATCCCACGTTGAAGTAGTTTGAGTTCTTGTTATTGTTTGAACCAATGCCGTTGATGATGCGGCATAGGCAACAACATTACTTGAACCTTGTCCTGTTACGGTAGGTCCACCAGACGCTGACCCAACTGCTACCTCGTTGATGTCAAGTATACCATTGTTATTTGCATCACCATCTAAGTCATTCTGGGTAAGAGTAATGGTGAGAGTACGAATAACTTGATCCATTGGTGCCCACTCTTGTGTTGGAGTACCTGTTGGATAACTCGACTCTGTATCACCTAAAGGAATGTATGTGAATGTATAATCTCCTGGCTGTAGGTTTGCATAGTTGATACCCTGCCAAGTATACGATTCACCGCCACCATTAGGATCGTCAGGATCGTAGTCAATCAGTTGTGTACCGTCTGACGTAAAGAAGTTTACACCTGAGATAAGACCTGCTGGTGAATCTTGCGATAGCAAGTCAAACTCATCTATTTGTGCTGTAAATGTAGTGCCATTGGCACCTTCGATTTTAATTTCTGCTTCATTGAATTGAGTATTATCGTGCCACGAACCATACCAAAATGTTAACCCACCATTGCCGTCTCCAACATAGCCAATACTGTTTGTGTGTGCAAACACAGGGGATGAGACAAGCGTAACCATAACAAATGCTGCCACGCATTTGAATAGACGCATTTATGATGCTCCTGTTTATTATAATTTTTATGAGAGCATATTAAGAAAGGATATAGATCAGATCATAGTCACCAATCAGTTTCTATTTATTACTTTGAGAGTTTGATGCTTTGCAACTACTCCATTGACAAAAGGGATCCAACTTTTTGCCGCAGACTACACAGGTTTTCATTCTTTTCCTCCAACGGATTGCCGTTCAATATCGTTATGGTCAAACTGTGCCCAATATAATTCAAAAGCCACAGTGTCTTCTACTGCTTCGAACTGGTGTACCTCTCCTGGAGGCACGATTGTGAACTCATTGGATGATAGAACAGTTTCGTCTACCAAATCATAATCATTTTTCCACACACGAATAATCAACTTCCCACTTTCTACATAAAAGCCATTGTGCTTAGTCTTGTGAAAATGCCTTGAACAATAGCTACCTGCTTCTGCCTCTATGCGATGAAACTCAAGTACCCCATTAGATAGAATGTTCTCAGTGCTACCCCATACTTTACCTTGCTTCATTATTTCTCACCTTTCTAAAATACATACGCCATAGCGCAGAACGAATCATACTCGTAATCATAAAGATCAATGCGATAGTTATGTTCTCGAGTATCGTAGGGTGTAGCCCAAACAAAGGAAACACCAACAACTGAATAGTTATCCCTAATAAGAATCCACTCCCTACGTCTACAATACTTTCAAAGATATCTCTACGTTTCACTGACTCAGGATCCACCGTACAGCTTGCGCTGTATCTTCTTCGTTGATAGCATTAGGTGGCATCGGAATGGGACCCCACACTCCACCACCGCCATTCATAATCTTCTGCACCAGATAGTCCATATCTGCTTCTGTGTACTTGGCAGCAACATCTTTAAACGCTGGACCAACCAGTTTCTTATCTACCGCATGACACATGAAGCAGTTACGCTCTTTGAGAATCTTTTCTCTCTGGAACTGTTCTGCTGGAGTTGTCGCCATGACACTAAACCACAAACACGATAATACTACTGCGCTTAATACTCTCATTATACCTCCTTTGAGTTTCATCTATTTCTATTTACATCCCAATAAGATTCGTGATGCTTAAGTTCGTCATTTAACATACCGTACTTATGGCGTAGTTGGCTAGTGAGTCCAAACTTCGTTCGTATCGCCGCACTCGCTCCTGCACTGGTCATCTGAGTACCAATACCGTCCTCACAAATACGTAGCACTTCTTCTAGAATCCGCACCGCATATTCTTCGTGTCCATTAGACTTTTCCCAGAGTTCCTCGATCATTCGTCTTCCTCCTTTACGTATTCACCGTTCTCGTACTTCCAACCATTCTCGGTCAACTCTTTATAATCATGCCAAGGATTGTCGGGCATTCGTTCCTTCTTACCAAAGATACGATCCCACCCCTCGTCATACTTAGTCTTATCCACTTTTCTAGGAGAGTCTCCCTTACCCCCATGCCATTGTTCACTCATCGCTTTCTCTTTCTATATACTTAGTAGGATCATTGACTTGTATCACTGTTTCGGTAGTGATGATGTCGATAATGGTATTGGTCAAATCAATTTCTCTTCTCAATCCCATCATCTTACTCTGCAACTTCTCCAACTCTTTTTGATAAAACTCTAACTCCTGTTCCTTGCGGAGTCTTTGTTCCAAAATATCTGTAAGCAGAATTATCTTTCTCTCTTCACTCATAGGGGGATCCTAATTTATATCTTCGTAGTTCTTATGCTTACGTTTCCTATAAGGATCCCCCCTTCTACTTCTATGCTTTCCACCTGCGCCACTTGTTCTAAGTTTAGCAAGCATTTTCCATAGGAGGTTTCTGGGTTTTAGTTTTTTACGCATATACTAGACTCCACAAAGTCTGCGAATCCATTATGAAATCCACCTTCCTCTTTATTCTTATAAAAGAGTTCCTCATTAACAAAGACCACTTTAAGTGCTTTAGGGCAATCTTTAAAGTTACTATACCGTAATGCTGGAGATTTATTTGACATCTTATCATAAGCATAAGAAGTCTCAGGTACCTTCTTATAATCAATCAAAACGGTACAGATAACCTTACCTGTTTCAAAGTCAATAGCATTCCAATATAATAAAGGAGTTTCTTCTTTATACTTATTTGCCCAATTAACGACTTCATCAGAATCTACATCTTTAGGAGAAAACCCAAAACAAAGATTAAACTTTCGTTCTTGTCCACACCAGCTTTGACTCTTAATCTCAACTGGTCTCTTTCCCTTCCAAGCATCATATCCGTGCATTGGCTGATCAACTTTAAGATTGAATTGGTGGCTGACCAAGTCTTCCATAAGAGTTCCGGAACTATTATATCGTTGCATGTTATAGATAAATGAAATCTTATGAGTCTTGGAAACTTTCCTTTCTCCCCCATTAAAAGCGTAGTCTGCCTCTAGTGGTAAGCAATGCTCTACGTATTGTTGCCTTGCAGCAGATCGTATCTCCTGAGATTTAGTTTTCTTTTCGTCGTATCGTTTCTTATTAGACTCTGCTATCTTTTCTTTGTTATCATTATAATACTCTGCCATCTTTTCTTTGTTGTCCTTATTGTATTGCCTTTGATACTCCGCTACCTTTTCTTTATTATCTTGTTTCCATTTCTTATTAGACTCTGCTATCTTTTCTTTGTTATCATTATAGTATTGCCTGTGATACTCTCTTATCTTTTCTTTATTATCCTGTTTCCATTGCTTGTTATACTCTTTTCTAGTCATACCCTTTACCATCGGTGTATCCTCTACTACTGGTCCGTACTTATCCCAAAATCCCATGATATAATGCTCCTATAAAGTGTTAAGAGAACAGCTATTATAATACAACGGTTAATAAAAGTAAAGGGTTAAAAACCCCCTACCCTAAGTTTTAAACCCATATTAAGCGTGACCGCTTTCCTACCTAACTTATTAATAATGCTAGTGGGTTTAAAAGTTATTTCTTCCTTCCTAGGTGGGTACTCGGGTAGCTGTTTAATTAACTTAGGATCAATTTTTAGGTTTTTCATAAAAGCCTCCATAACTAAAGAACCTATATCATATACCTTTCTTTAATAAAAGTAAAGCGATATATTAAAAAAGGGGGGACCCAATTTTAAGTTCACTAACCTTTCGAGAGTACGTCTATGACTATACCCCCCATAACTCCAACCCATAACATCTGAGCTACAGTCATTATTGCAACTACAATCCAGTTCCTAACTCTCCACTGTAGATCTGTCATTACGCTCCGCTCCTTCATTCTTTTTCCTTATTCCTTCGGATTCCTTCGGAACAAATACCACATATACAATCCTTACCTTTCCTATCACACCAACATCCCTGAGGATTACATATAAAGGGATGTGTACATATAGGACACTTCTTAAGTTTTCTGTGTAACATATATTACCTTCTATATCAATGGAGTGGATGACAGGAATCGAACCTGTATACAAGGATTTGCAATCCTCTGCATAACCACTCTGCCACATCCACACGCTCCGCTTCAACTTCGTTACTAGGGCAGAGGGACAAGGAATCGAACCTCATCTTTCGGATTTGGAAACCGACGTACTACCATTATACTATCCCTCTACGCTATTCGCTACTACTACTTGATCGTTGTTCTTCGTTGTTCTATCGTTGTTCTATCGGAAACAACTGGGTCGGGGGTTACGAAGGGCGGGACCCAGTGTGTTCCATCCAAGCCATATACTCCCCCCACCATTCTGGAGGGTACCCCCCTATGCTACTCTACGACTCTGCATCCAACAGTATCCAGCCACCTTGTCCTCCAGAACACTCAGCTCTTCCACTGTCATGTCATGGCGAGCGGCAACAGCTGCATAAACCAGACGAGTCATGTTGTTGTCGTCCAACTCATCCCAAAGTTCCTGTACGATATCCTTGTACTTACTCATCCTCAAAACTCCTGCTTGTAACTAGATCTGCTGGATAACCATCCCACTGTTCTTCCCAGTACTCATACTGATGCATGTGTGCATCCATATGTGCTGCATAATACTTGTTCTCTATATCTTCTTCCATGCATGCATACATACCATCCACTTCATCATCATATGCTGTACTACCTACCAGCTGTAGTTCCATGTTCGCTTGATCTAAAGTCATACTGTACTCCTGTTGCTAGCAATCACTGACCCAATAGCAATACCCCCTACTAGAGCCAACAGTATAGAAGCAGTTAGATTACCTGTATCAGTGCTAGATCCAGCGATAATCAACAGCGTCATTCCAATAAACAGTCTAATACTACCTTTCATAACAATACCCCCTTAGTAACCTTAATCAACCACCACACCGTAATTATACGCCATTTCAAAATAAAAGTAAAGTCTTTTTCTTTGGAAACTTACCACATATCAGAGAACTTCTTTTCGAGCTCGATGTACTTCTTATACTTCTCGTACTCGTTAAAGCAAGAATAGAATCGCCTGTATCCACCGTCCTCTGTCTCCACGTTTAGATAGACATCAGGTTTAGAGCCAAAGCCAATCTCCCTCGAGACGATTCGGTCACCATTGTACTCGGTCTTTTGCAACATCACATCCATAAACTCTTTTAGACTCAACACTATATCACCTCAGTCTGGTCGAAGTTAAAGACAGTGAAGAACTTAGGTACTCGAACCGTTCTCAGCTTACCGCTCTTGTCTTTCTTCTTTACAGTAACGATGCGCTTCAGAGTAATACCTTTTTCACCCTGCATCACCACTCGTCCCATCTCGTATGCTTGGCGGTAAGTCATAAAGTTAGGATTAGTGTATTCTGTTTGCATTAGAGTAACCAAGTTTCCACCAGTATAAGGAGCATCAGTAACATAGTTTTTCATAATCAATACCTTTCCATAACAGTTTCAACAGCTTCCGCAGCAACAAAGGCAGGACAGCGGAAGTACTTCTTTACAACAGTGACAGCTTGCTCGAAAGTCTTTGTTGGACCCATAAGGATTTCAACCATTGCAAGATCAAGTTCATTCATGATAAGGCGCCTCCACGGTAATCAGAGTAATCTTCACTTAGTTTCCACTCGAGCTGCTCAGCAACAAGATTCCAAAGTCTTTGCTTACGCTCAGGAGTAGAAGTATAGTAGTCATCATTCTTCTCAGGGCGAAAACCGTAAGCGTCAAAGTGGAAGTCAGAGTAGAGGTTATCATCATAAGTGTAGCTCATTTCAGTTCCTTTATCACGTTTCGTTATTATCATTATATTGCAAACGCTAATTAAAGTAAAGCGATTTAACGCTTTATTTTATCATTTTCATATTTAATTTTAGCTTCACGCCAGCTATCGGCTTCAGTTTTAGCTAAGATTTCAGCGTCAGGAAACCGTTTTAGGTCATTTTCAGACAAAATAGCTAACCTAGTATTTAAACCATAACGCTCAGAAACGTTAGCAAGAAAGTAAGTAGTCATAATAGTACCTTTCAGTGTTGTTAAAGAATAGTATAATTATAGACCAACTGCTAATTAAAGTAAAGGGATTTGTTAAGTTTTTTCGGGACAATGGGGGAGCTGCGGGATCCAACGCACATTTCCCATGTCAGTCCCAGTTCATACACCGATATATTATAGCGTCAAACCACACTTTTACCATATAATATATCGTTTACAAAGCGAGTTACAGCGTTTTGTATATCAGGTATACTAGTAATAGAGTAAGTAATAACGGTAATATATCGTATAACATAGGTAGTGTAGCGTAGCGTAGCGTAGTATAAGCGGCAGAGCAGGTAAAGCGAAGCGCAGCGAATCTCCTGGATCCGAGAGGATCTCCTAAAGAGGAACTAATGAATACTGTATAGTGTGTTGCTATTAGAATGTAGCATCAGTTCCATATCCTTTCCATTCTTCCATCTCTATGGGACATTGGATATAGACTTCCATATCAGTAGGTTCAAAGCCATCATCTTCGAATATAGTGTAACCTTCTTCGTTGAATCTGTTTTGGTATGTTTCTTTGTCTTCTTCGGACCATGCACCGTACATGTATATGGATGTCTCTACTCCATCGTACGTAGAGTTGAGTTCCCAGTTGGTGAAGTCAGTTATGCAAATGCCTTCTTCTTTGGTGTATTCTTTTAGTGATTGGAGTTCTTCTTCGGTTTCAGGGTGGATGATGTACTCACCTCCACGCCAGATAGTCATTACATCCACGAAGCGAGCTTTGTCGTCTTTGAATGTCTCTATCTCTTCTATGGACTTCTTCATGGATGGTTGGATTAGGTAGGATTTCATAGTCATAGTTACTCCTTACAAAGTGAATCGATATATGGTATGATTGTTTCTATTTCAGTTGTGTCGTACTCTCTTTTAGAGTTATACATGTACTGTAAACTGTATGCTTCATGTTCTCTACGTCGCCACTCGTTGCAACTGTGTGCGTTTCCAAGGTTTAGGAACTGCACCACGTGTATGGTCTCATGATAGATTATAGAGTCATAGTAATCAGACGATGGGTTTATTACATCAGATATATAGATCACTCCATCGTAGCTGATTGCAATGGGTGCGGCGTTGCACTTGTGGTGTTTGCAATAGATGTCTTTGATAGTCTGAGGTGATACTCTAAGTACCTTTACCTCTTTAGGTATCAGACTGTAGTGTGTGTTCTTATCAATGTCTCTCAGGTGCTCACTTGCACGTGGAATTATAGGTAGTGCAAACAGAGCAGCGATCACTGTTACTAGACCGATAGCACAGACCAGCTTTTCAGAGTTGCTCATATTCGTCTCTCCTTCATGCATTCTTGGAACATGAAGTCACCTGTCTTGATTGGATCTAATCCTAACATGAATCCTTGGCAGGTATAGTGCTTTACAAAGTCTACTTCTTGTTCGGTTTCGTCACCATCCCAGATGTACTTGATAGTGTCACAGGAATCAGCGAACTTCTGAATCCTTATCCAAGATGCAGCTGCACCTAACTTTGCAATGTAAACACATCGCTCAGCGTCTTGTAGTTCTAGGATGTTGGGTCTTGCTTGTAGTGTAAATGTGATGCTAATCAGCATCAAACCAAATATCTTCACCATCTCTATAATACCTCTCTTCTGGTTGGTGTGGAGGTACGACTGCTTCCCACTCTTTATCATGATAGTTAATGCGCCACCTTGCTTCTTCTGCTACATCAGAGTCAGAGTTCATAAATCTTTCCATACTCTCCGACGTTTTCTTCTTCTGTGCTTCTGTCACGGTACGACCACTATTACTACATGGTTTACTACAATACTGACCTCTCTTGCGGTGTTTAGTACCGCAGACAGGACATTCTCTTTCATCTCTTGCTTTACGACCCACAGTCTACCACCGTATCGGAATCAAATCTCATTATCAGCTTGCATCCTTTCTTCTTTGCAAACTGTATGACGGCACGTGCACGGACTGCAGCGTCAGGATGTGTCAACCAGTAT